GACATGATTGGTCGTTATTATTCTAATTACTACGTCAGAAAGAAAATTCTTAAACAGACTGACGAAGAAATTGAAGAACTCGACGAACAAATTGAAGCTGATATGGAACAACAGCAAGAAATGAATGCTCAAATGGGTATGGGTCCTGATGGACAACCTGCTGAACAGGGTGGCGGTCAACCTGCTGGTGTAAGTCAGCCAGCACAATCAGGTCAGAATGATAAGCTCAGAGAAGCAAAGTCTATTTACCAACAGTTAAAGAATAAGAATCCAAAATCCAAAGAAGAATATTCAAAGCTTCAAAGATCAGTTCAGATTATTGCAAAATCTAATGATGAAGCTGCCAAGAGAATGATTACATATCGTCAAGAAAAAGCCGGTACAAACACACAATAAATAATAGGAGAATGATGTGACAGATACAAATATTGCGGATTTACTAGTACATACATTAAATCAGAAGCCTGTTGATTTTCAGCACACTTTCGATGCATTGATTCAGAATAGACTCCAAGACGCAGTTCAAGATAAGAAAATTGAAATTGCCAAGAATTTATTTAATAATCCAAGTCATGATGATGAACAAGAAGAAGATTTAGAAAACGATTCAGAGGAACAAGACAATGGCTAAAAGTTTAAAGGATATCATTATACCTCGTGCAGGAAGAAATGTACCCAAGGGAGAAGCAGATTTTCTTGATGTTCACAAGGTATCTGAAAAAGATTATCCTGTCAAACAGAAGCCTGCCCGTGTTCCTCACCAGACTACTCTTAAACACGATGATCACCCTACTGCACCACAAACAGAAGATTTTGATCTTGATGAAAAGCAAGCATCTTGCAATAAGACTGGTATAGACATTTCATGTCCTGTTCATGGCCCAAAGGATTGTTCCAGTTATAAAATGGAACATACTCTTCGTCAAAGAGTAAGACGTATTCCTTCAATGCGTGTGCCTCATCCAAAGAATGTAGATGATCCACGTAGACACAAAGTAGAATGTGCTGAAGGCGATGAAGTAGATCACGAAGGCGAAATGGCCAAGGCACAACTTAAGGCATTGGCCAACAAATCAGCACATCTTTCAATGATGATGCATGATGATCAGCAGTTAGAAGCATGGGTTCAATCAAAGATTTCTAATGCTAAACAGTTAGTCGATGGTGTTTACGATTATCTAATGTATCGTGACAAGCCAGAACCCCAAGGAAGAGAAAACGAAACAACTGGTCCAGATTCAGCTATGCAGTTTCCTAATATGAATACAGATAATAACTACGGAGCAGTGTAATGATTATCAAACCTTTAGGGCTTTCAAATTCTTGCAATACTTCAACTTCAAATACATATGGTAATGCTACTTTAGTAAGAATATCACATATTGCATTAACAAATGCTGCTCATGTTGTAAGTTGTTATTATGCCAATACTACATTAAAGTATTCAGTAATTGTAACTGGGGGTGAGAGTGTAATTCTTGAAAAATCACCAACAGATACCATCAATTCTACCAGTACAGATACTTCACTACGTATTGTACCTGTAGCGTATAAGAATTAAGGAACTAGAATGAAACTTATTACGGAACAAAACGAAAACGTAGAATACGTTACAGAAATGACCGAAAGTGGTGGCAAAAGACATTATATTGTCGGCCCATTCATTCAGACTGAATTAGAAAATCGTAATAGACGTATGTACGAAAAGAAAATGATGGAACCTGTCGTTGAAAAATACGTTACAGAAAGCGTCAAAACTAATAGAGCATTTGGTGAATTAAACCATCCTGCTGGTCCTACTATCAATCTTGATCGTGTATGTATTATCATCAAAGAATTAAAGTGGAATGGTAATGACGTTATTGGTAAAGCATTAGTTACTGAAACTCCAATGGGTGATGTTGTCAAGGGTCTCCTAAATTCAGGTGCTCAACTTGGTGTATCAACTAGAGGTCTTGGTGAATTAAAAAGACGTGATGATGGCATTATGGTTGTTGCTCCCGGTTATCATCTGGCAACAGCCGCAGACGTTGTAGCTGATCCATCGGCACATAATGCGTTTGTTACTGGTGTTATGGAAAATGTTGATTGGGTTTATGATGAACAAAATGGAATTTGGGTGCAAGAACAAGTTGAATCTACAAAGAAACAAATGAAAAAAATGAGTATGGATGAAATTGAAAAAAATAAATTTTCTATGTTCGAAAACTTTATTTCTGCACTTGCTGTCGGTAAAACTCAAATCTAAACAATCAAATTATATAAATATTTTAAATTCAGTCAAGGAGACTTTTAAATGTCAAACATCACTTATGAAGATTATGTAGAAGCCGCAAAAATGGAAGGTTTCGATATTGAACTATCTGAAGAAGAATTCGCTGAACTCTCAGAAGAAAATCTACAGGAACTAGAAGTAAAGACTATGAAAAGAATTAAAAGAAGACAACAAACTTCTTTCGACCGTGCTGACCGTAAGGCAAGCAGCGAAGAAGACAAGGAAATGTCAACTGACGGTGGGAAGTATCCAGAAAAGCAACTTCGTCATCATATTGCTGCTGGTAAGGCTGTCGATACTATGAATAAGAGAAAAAAAGGTATGGCTTTAACTGATAGAAGACTTGCTGCTGCTAAGAAGAAGCCCAAGAACGAAGAAGTTGAACTTGACGAAACTGCTGCGCTCGACTCACTTAAGGGTGGATCAAAGCCAGACTCCAATCCTAAGTCACGTGTAGAAATGATGGCTGCTGTGCTCAAGGGTATTGATTCTATGCCTAAGCGTGATCTTGTCAAGTGGTTTGATCAGACAATGGCTGTATTTGGTCCCGGCAAGACATATGGTGTTGGCGACAATTCCGAAAAGAACAAGTCAACTATCAAGATGAAGCCATCTGGTGCTTCTTCTGTCAAGGAAGACGTTGCTGACATGTTTGTTGGCGAAGAGCTTTCAGAAGAATTTAAGGAAAAGGCATCGACTATTTTCGAAGCTGCTCTTAATGCTCGTATCATCGCAGAAACTGCTGCGCTAGAAGAAGCTTATGGGCTTGCACTAGAAGAAGAAATTGAAACTGTTACAATTGAACTCACAGAAAAGTTAGATACTTATCTTGATTACGTTGTTGAACAGTGGATGCAGGAAAATGAAGTCGCAATCGAAACTTCACTTCGCAACGAACTCATGGATGATTTTGTTGAATCACTTAAGGGTGTATTCGCAGAACATTATATTGATGTTCCACAGGACAAGCTCGACATTCTAGAAGCTCTAACTGATAAGGTTTCAGAACTAGAAGAAAAGCTCAATGATACTATCTCCGAAAACGTAGAACTCCGTAAGATTTCACAGTCTGTAGATATGGATTCAGTATTCGATGAAGTATCAGAAGGACTTGCTCTCACTCAAGTAGAACGTTTCCGTGCGCTTGCCGAAGGCATTGAATTTGATGGTGATCTTACTGCTTACGAAAGAAAACTGAACATCATCAAGGAAGCATATTTCTCTGACAAGTCTGGTTCATCTTCAAAGTCAGCTTCTGTTCTTTCAGAAGATTTCCTCGACGAAGATGGTCAGATCGTAGAAATTGCAACTACACCAGAAATGAAGAGATGGGCGCAAGCTATCTCACGTACTGTTAAAAAGTAATTTGTTATAAATAAAATACAAAACCTTTAAAGGAGAAAATAAATGTTAGCTGAAGAACTATCTAAGAAGTGGCAACCAATTCTGGAACATCCAGACCTTAGCCCAATTAAGGACTTGCATCGTCGTAACGTAACTGCTGCTCTTCTTGAGAACACAGTTGCATCACTACGCACAACCGCTGCCCATAACCAATTCATGCTTTCCGAAGCATCACCAGTCAACTCAATGGGTGCTTCTTCATCCACTGCTGGTGACGGTTCTATCGACACATTCGATCCCGTACTTATCTCTCTCGTTCGTCGTGCAATGCCTAACCTAATGGCATATGACATTTGCGGTGTTCAGCAGATGACTGGTCCTACTGGTCTCATTTTCGCAATGAGAGCACGTTATGCTAATCAGACTAGCGATGAAACATTCTACAACGAAGTAAATACTGCCTTCTCAACTATCGTTGCTGGCAATAGCACATTCGGTCAGGGTGGTTCTGGTGCTAATAACTCCATTCCCGGCCAGACTAATACTACTGCAATGGTTAACACTGCATTCTATAACACTGGCACAGGTCTTTCAACAGCTTCTGCTGAAGCACTTGGTTCAAATTCCACTCTTGTATTCCCAGAAATGGCATTCTCAATTGAGAAGCTTTCAGTAACTGCTAAGACACGTGCTCTTAAGGCAGAATACTCAATGGAACTTGCACAGGACCTTAAGGCTATTCACGGTCTTGATGCTGAAACTGAACTTTCAAACATCCTTTCCTCTGAAATTCTTGCAGAAATTAACCGTGAAGTTATCCGTACTATCAACATCACTGCTAAGGTTGGTGCTGCTGAAGGTACTACAACTGCTGGTATTTTCGATCTTGACACCGACTCAAATGGTCGTTGGTCAGTTGAAAAGTTCAAGGGTCTTATGTTCCAGTTAGAACGTGAAGCTAACCGTATTGCTCGTGAAACTCGTCGTGGCAAGGGTAACATTGTTATCTGTTCTTCAGACGTTGCTTCTGCTCTACAGATGGCTGGTGTACTTGACTACGCTCCTGCTCTTAACTCAAACAACCTACAGGTTGACGATACTGGTAACACTTTCGCTGGTGTTCTTAATGGTCGTCTACGTGTTTATATCGATCCATACGCAATCGGTGGTAACTATCTAACTGTTGGTTATAAGGGTTCATCAGCATTCGATGCTGGTCTATTCTATTGCCCATACGTTCCTCTACAGATGGTACGTGCAGTTGATCAGAACACCTTCCAGCCAAAAATCGGCTTCAAGACTCGTTACGGAATGGTTGCAAACCCATTCGCAGAAGGTCTTACTGCTGGTAATGGTGCTCTTACTACTAACACCAACGTTTATTATCGTAAGGTTCTCGTTACAAACCTTATGTAAGAATAAGAACCAGATAACTGGTCGAACTAGAGGGGGCTTAGGCTCCCTCTTTTTTTGTATAAATAGTCAAAACCCTGTAGGAGATTACATTGTTTACATTTACAAAATATATAAATGAAATTTTATCTTCTTCTTATGATTTTAGTAAGAATGAAAAAGATTCTAAAGGTCCTCATCATTATTATGATTTTAAAGATGAAAACAACAAAAGTTTTCGTGTTCATATAAATCATGGAAAACATGATTCTGGAGTTGGTGATGTTAATTTTTCCACAGGCAAAGACAAGGGCAAAGGAAAAAGAGAATTTGGATTAACAGGAGATAGTCACAAAGTTTCACATAAAATTTTAGGAACAGTATCATCTATCCTTCGAGCACATGCTCAAAAACATGGTTTATCTCATTATACTTTCTCAGCAAAAGCATCAGAGCCTTCACGAGTGAAATTATACAATACTATCACCAAAAGACACAAAGGGGAAACAGATTTTACCCCATATAATAACATGCATCATTTCATTATCCCTTCAAATTGAAAATAATAGGATTAAATTATGTCAGCAATAGAAAACACACCAGTCAATAAAAACTTTCTATCTCCTCTCAATTTTCAATTCCAGATCAAGAGAGCACCGAATATAAACTTCTTTATTCAGAAAGTCAATATTCCTGAAATTTCATTACCAGAGACATATCACAACAACCCATTCGTTAAGATACCATATGCTGGTGATCATATGCTATATGGTACTTTAAGTATATCGTTCAAAGTTGATGAAGATTTTTCTAATTACTTAGAAATTCACAACTGGATTAGAGGGCTTGGCTTCCCTAAAGGATTTGAAGAATACAAAGCGATTTCTGAAGGTAACACACTTCTTGGTAATGGTCTACGCTCTGATATATCATTGACTGTGTTAAATTCTTCCAAGAATCCTAATTATGAAATTGTTTTTATTGATGGTTTCCCTATTTCTCTATCATCATTAGAATTCCTATCAACAGATAGAAATGTTGATTATTTGGAAGCTACAGTTGATTTCAGATACACACTTTTCAACATCCAAAAAACTACTTGACAGGTTCTTAATTTATTGGTATAATAAATGTATTAGGAAGAAGTTATATATTATTTAAGGAGTGATGTAATGAAATTAGAAAATATCTATGATCTGTGGTCAGAAGACTGTGTGATCGATCCAACAGAATTGAAAACAGAATCCCTCAACACCTCTAAACTTCATAATAAATATATGAAGATATATTCTTCAGAACGACTGATGCTGTTAAAAATGGAATCAGAAATGAAAGTTCTCAAGAAAGAAAAATTTATTTTTTATGTTGAAGGGCCATCCAAAGAGTCACAAGAAAAAGGATGGATTGTTCCTGCTAAAGGAATGATTCTTAAAACTGAAATTCCAATGTATTTAGAAGCAGACAATGACATCATTGCAATGTCTCTTCGTATTGGATACCAAAAAGAAAAAGTTGATACGGTTGAATCTATTTTAAAAAATTTACAGAATAGAGGATTTGCAATTAAAAATGCAATTGAATGGCATAAATTTAATAATGGTGGATAATGGACACAGTTTTAATAAAAAAACATAATGAGACGCATAACAGAATTATTTGTGATTCAGGCGTAGCTCAAGAAATCTCAGAGTATTTTACTTTTTATGTACCCGGTTACAAATTTATGCCATCCTACAAAAACAAAATGTGGGATGGCAAAATTCGTTTGTTCAATACTGGGAATGGATTATTATATGGTGGTCTCATTTCTTATGTTCAAAACTTTTGTCAAGAAAGAAACTATGAAATAACTTATGATGGTGATTTTGCTGATTCTGAATGTTCAGTAAAGGAAACTGAAGAATTCATTTCATCATTAAAATTACCAGAAAAATTCATACCTAGAGATTATCAGATCGATGCATTCATACATGCAGTACGTAAACGCAGATCATTATTATTATCACCAACTGCATCTGGTAAATCATTCATCATCTATCTATTAGTGAGATACTATGCGGCTCGTACTCTTATTATTGTGCCAACTACTTCTCTTGTTAGTCAGCTTGCCAGTGACTTTGCTGACTATGGGTTTTCTTCTGATGAATTCGTTCATCGTATCTTTTCAAGACAAGATAAACAAACGAATAAACCTATCACAATCTCCACATGGCAATCCATATATAAAATGGACAAAAAATATTTCGAACAGTTTGATTTGGTAATAGGCGACGAAGCTCATTTATTTAAAGCAAAGTCTTTAATGACTATAATGGACAAGTTGTCAGAATGCAAGCATCGTTTTGGATTTACTGGTACTTTAGATGGTACACAAACACACCGCCTAGTGTTGGAAGGATTGTTTGGTGCAGTCAAGAAGGTTACCACAACTGCTGAATTAATTCAACAGAAACATCTCGCTGATTTTAATATCAAAGCAATTATTTTATCATACAGTGATGAATTGAGAAAAGTTTATTGCAAAGCATTGTATCAAGATGAGATGGATTTCCTTGTCAGACATGAAGCAAGAAATAAATTTATCAAAAATCTTGTTTTATCATTGAAAGGAAATACTTTACTTTTGTTTCAGTATGTTGACAAACATGGAAAAGTGTTGTATGATCTTATTAAGGATGAAACAGGCGATAGAAAAGTATATTTTATTTCTGGTAAAATAGACGGCGAAGATCGTGAAAATATTCGTAAAGTCGTAGAAACAGAAGAAAATTCTATCATCGTTGCATCATATGGTACATTTTCGACTGGTGTCAATATCAAAAATTTACACAACGTAATTTTTGCTTCGCCATCTAAATCTCGTGTCAGAAACTTACAATCTATTGGCCGTGGTCTTCGTAAGTCAGAGACCAAAGTCGCATCCACATTGTATGATATATCAGATGATCTTTCATGGAAGTCTGCTAAAAATCATACAATCCTCCATTTCGTTGAAAGGATGAAAGTCTACAACGAAGAAAAATTCGATTATAAAATTTATAATGTAACATTAAAGGATTAAATTATGGCTAATTTGTTTAAACTTCTTAACGGCGAAGAAATCATTGGTGAGTTGGTAGAAAAGAAAGATGGGTGTTCTGTAATCATGAATCCACTTCTTCTTGTTTTTGAAGAAGCTGGAGATGGTGGTACTGGCATTGTGTTGATTAATTATATTCCATTCACACTTGAAAATACAATAAAGATTAATCAATCTATGATTGTTGTAGAGGTTCCTCTATCTGTTATTATGAATAATTATTATGAAAAGTCTGTTTTATATTGTAGGTCTTATCTTGATAAGAAGCTTAAAACAAGTTTGGCATTGGCTTCAAATCATTTGGATAGCATTCTTGAAGAAATCAATAAGCCTGAAAAAAAGCGTCATAACAGCAAAGAAACTGTTGTACGATTTTTAGCTACAAATGTTATGCCAACAAGTAATTCTGTTAATTGAGAAAATATATGACAAAAATGTCTACTATTAAAAAACCAAAGCATTATGTAAATAATAAAACTTTATATGAAAACATGATAAAATATAAAGAAAGTTTATGTATAGCCAAAGATGCAAATACACTTAAACCTAGAATACCAGAATATATTGGTGAATGTATTCTGTTGATTTGCAATCGATTGGCATTTAAACCTAATTTTATTAATTACACATATAGAGAGGATATGATTGCTGATGGAATAGAGAACTGTATTCTTGCAGTAGACAATTTTAATCCTGAAAAATCTACCAATCCTTTTGCATATTTTACACAGATCGCATTCAATGCATTCCTCCGTCGAATTGCTAAGGAAAAGAAACAGACTTATATTAAACACAAAAATTTTGAAAATATGTATTCTATGGAAGATTTGGATGCAGCTTTTCATGATCGCCATGCAGCAGTTCAAGTCACGAATGAATATTCGAATGATATTATTGCTTCATTTGAAGAGAAGACCGCTTTGTTGAAAGATAAAAAGAAAATTATAATCGGTCTTGACAAATTAATTAAGGAAGAACAAAATGAATAATTTACATTTAATTCCACCAGCAATTGTGGACATAGTGGAAAAGTTAAATTCATCATCGGCTCATGAAAATGAAAAGATGAACTATGTGATGAGACTTGAAGCTACTCGTGACTTCTGTATAGAAGCTATCACAAAATCTAATAAACCAAACCCATTTGTGTCTTTTCAAAGAAAAAGTAAGGTTACTCGTAAATGAAAATTTGTTTGATCACCGACACTCATTGGGGGTTCAGAAATGATTCTTCAATTTTTATTGAACATAATAAAAAATTCTTGGATGATGTATTTTTTCCATTCTTAGAAGACAATAAAATTGACGCTATCATTCACTTAGGTGATTTGGTTGATCGACGCAAATATATAAACATCAACACTGCTCATCGACTCCGTGTTGATTTCCTTGATCAAATTGTTGAACGAAACATTAACTTCCATATCATTGCTGGAAATCATGATACTTATTATAAAAATACAAATCAAGTAAATTCTCTACGTGAATTTGTAGTTGACAAGTATCCTAATTTTAATGTATATGATATGGAAGCCACTGAAGTTGATTTCGATGGATTGTCTATCCTTATGTTACCATGGATTTGTGATGAAAATCGTGTTCAATCAATGAACAAAATCAATGAAACAAAGGCTCAGATCGTCATGGGGCATTTAGAACTCAAAGGGTTTGAGATGTCCAAGGGCAATCCATCTGATCATGGTGATGATCGTGGCATATTCAATCGATTTGATATGGTGTGCTCTGGTCATTTCCATCATCGTTCGTCTGATGGCACAATATTTTATCTTGGATCACATTGTGAATTTACATGGGCTGATTACGATGATCCTCGTGGATTTCATATTTTTGATACAGAAACACGTCAGATGAATTTTATTCAAAACCCTTATGCTATCTTTGCAAAAATATGGTATGATGACGAAGATAAAACAATAGATGAGTGTGTGCATTCTTTTAACTTTGATATGTATAAAGATACTATAGTTAAAGTGATTGTTAAAAACAAAACTAATCCATATTGGTTTGATATCTTTATAGATAAACTTGAGAAAGCTGGTGTGGAAGAATTTCAAATTGTAGAAGATCATTTGAATTTGAGTGTTCAAGACGAAGAAATCATTGTTAACGAAGCAGAAGATACACTTACTATTTTTAAAACTTATATCAAACAAGTGCCAGCATCTGGTGTTGATAAAGGTGAATTGAATAATGTTATTTCAGAATTATATAATGAGGCATTGACCATAACATAATTTATAGAAAAACGTAAAATTATAAATACATATGTTCACAAATTGGAGGAATATATGAAAGAATGTAGTGTTTGTAAAAATAAAAAGAATTTTGATCAATTCTTTTTTATAAGATATAATAAAAATGGTTCATCTTTATATCGAGCTAAATGTAATGATTGTTACAATGAACATTATAAAGAAAAACATCGTTCAAAGAACGAATTAGAAAGAAAAAAAGTTTATCAAGAACGTAAATCTAAGACAACATTCATTTCTCGTAAAAATGATAGACTTATGAGAAGATTTGGTATATCATTAAATGATTTTGAGATAATGATAAAAAATCAAAACAACAGTTGTTATATTTGTCAAAAAAAATTCACAAGTCAGCGAAATGCAAATGTGGATCATGACCATAAAACATCAAAGGTTAGAAAATTATTATGTACACCCTGTAACACTACATTAGGTTTACTTAAGGAAAATTCTGACGTTTTCAAATCATGTATAGAATATTTGAAGGAACATTATGATTAATTTTAAAGTACTCCGTTGGCGCAACTTTTTAAGTACGGGTAATATTTTTACTGAGATTAATTTAAATAGTCATGCTACTACACTCATTGTGGGTAAGAATGGTTCTGGAAAGACAACTATTCTGGATGCACTTTCGTTTGTTTTGTTTGGTAAACCATTTAGAAAGATCAACAAGCCACAGTTGATTAATTCTATTAATGAAAAAGGATTGGTTGTTGAGCTTGAGTTTAACATTGGTAAGGCTCGGTATAAGATCATTCGTGGTATCAAGCCTGCTATCTTTGAAGTATATCAAAACGAAAAGCTTCTTAATCAAACAGCGGAGACCAAGGACTACCAAGAAATTCTTGAGCGTCAGATCATCAAGGCTAACCACAAATCCTTCTGTCAGGTCGTTATACTAGGATCAGCGTCGTTTGTACCATTCATGCAACTTACTGCTGGACAGCGTCGTGAGATCATCGAAGACTTGCTTGATTTACAGATTTTTACCACAATGAATTCTCTTCTCAAAGATAAAATTTCAAATAACAATACTGAACTAATGGAATGTAATAATAATATTAAACTTTCCAATCAGTCTATCGATCTTGTTAAGAGTCATTTAATTCGTCTTCAAAATGATAATGAAAAGATTATCGAAGATAAGAAAGAACGAATTCAAGAGTCAGATCGTCGTATTGTTGCTATGGCTGATGAACTGAAAGTTATTCATAATAATATTATCAAGCTTCAAAAGAAAACTGTTGATTATGATAAGTTGAAAAAATCTCTTACTAATATGGATAATTTGAAGCATCAAATTGAAGCCAAAATATCTGTTCTGGTTACAGATATAAAGTTTCTGAATAACCATGATAACTGTCCAACATGTAAACAGGAGATCGATGAATCATTTAAGTGTGAAAGTGTTGATGGTAAAAATAAAGAGATTGAAGTCATCAATGATGGTTTGATGAAGTTAATTGAAAAATATAATGAAACCAAATTACAATTAGATAACATGGTTAAGTTCAATGAACAGATCATTGAAGAGAAAATGGAAGCACATAAAATTACTGCCAGAATCAATTCTATTCAAGAATATAGAGAGAATTTGATAGATGAATTGAATGTCATTTCTGTTTCATCGACTGGTGATGAGGCGAATAAAATCACTGAACATGAAGCAATGCTTAAGGAATATTCTGAACAATATAATTCACTTCAGAATAAGAAAACTATATTAGCATGTGCTTCAACTCTGTTGAAGGATAATGGAATCAAATCCAAAATCATTAAACAGTATGTTCCTATTATTAATAAACTTATCAACAAATATCTTTCATCTATGGAGTTTATGTGTCAATTTGAATTGGATGAAAACTTCAATGAAAGTATCAAGTCACGTTACCGTGATGTGTTCAGCTATGAATCGTTTTCTGAAGGTGAAAAGTTTCGTATTAACTTAGCCATTCTATTCACATGGCGAGCAGTTGCCAAGAGAAGAAATTCAATTAATACGAATATTTTGATCATGGATGAAGTAATGGATTCATCATTGGATAATGATGGTATGGAAAATTTTCTCAAGTTAATTAATGGCTTGACAAAAGATACCAATACGTTTATTATTTCACACAAGCAGGATGCTATCATTGATAAATTTGATAACGTCATTCGTTTTGAAAAACACCAAAATTTTAGTAAAATTGCATAATGATAAGGGTAAAAGTATGAAGGTAATTATTGCTGGATCACGAACTATTACAGATTATATATCTGTTGGTAAAGCTATAACTAATTCTAAATTTGTCATCACTGAAGTTGTTTGTGGATGTGCTATTGGTGTTGATCGTATTGGCGAGGCATGGGCTATTGCTAATGGTATTCCTGTAAAACAAATGCCAGCCGATTGGAATAAATACGGAAGACAAGCTGGTATTATCCGTAATATTCAAATGGCACAATATGCTGATGCTGCTATTGTTATTTGGGATGGTAAGTCCCCCGGTTCAAAAAATATGATAGCAGAAATTAAAAAGGCAGATAAGCCTTATTTTATTGATTTGATTGAAGTTATTTCTTTTGAAAAGAATTCTTCACGTTTGATGTTTGGAGATTGATATGAATTTGGTAAGTAGTAATGATCCTATTTTAACTAAAGTATGTGATGAGTTTGATTTTAGTAATGCTCCGTTCGATCCCATTGAGTTCGCCAAAGAGTTTGTTAAATTTATGTATGATAACAATGGTATTGGTCTTGCTGCCAATCAAATTGGTATTAGTTATCGTATTTTTGCAATGCGTGGCCAACCAGAAAATTTTGTATGTTTTAACCCTCGTATTGTTTCCCATTCTGACGAAACAATTATTCTAGACGAAGGTTGTCTATCTTATCCCGGTCTATATGTCAAAGTAAAGAGACCAAAAACCATTCGTGTCCGATTTCAGACACCTAATGGTGACACAAGAACTGAACAATTCATCGGTATGACTGCTCGTATATTTCAACATGAATTAGATCATCTTGATGGTGTTATTTATTATAATAAAGCAAATAGATTTCATCGTGAACAAGGCATGAGGAAGTGGAAGAAATGAAAAAGTTTTTCAATTACATCAGATATTCAAATGTGAATCTATCTATCAACCTCAATCCATTTTGCTGGGGATTACATTGTCTGTATGAAGGTCCATCATCAACCGATCCTAACATGTATTTTATTGCTGTAAAAGTATTGATGTGTCGATTGACATTCATCATTGATGATGGTAGTTTTAATGTCGATGAAGGAAACAAGGAGTGAAAATGAACATTTTTTATCTAGACCATGATCCTATTGTTGCTGCTAAATGGATGGTCGATAAGCATGTAGTCAAGATGATTCTTGAGTCTGCTCAACTACTGTCTACCGCTCATCGTGTTCTTGATGGCACAGAAAAAACTGTTCAACGTTATGTAGAAGGTTCATTTCCTGCTCGCTACCGCAATGTAAAACAGTGGGTTTTGGAAGATGGCCGCAATGATGTGATCTATCAGGCTACTCATATCAATCATCCTTCTGCTGTGTGGGTACGTGAGTCTTTAAAAAATTACAATTGGGTGTTTGAACATTTCTTTGCACTTATGAATGAATACACCTATCGATATGGTAAAATTCATAAGTGTTATGGTGATATTTCATTCATGCTTCAAACTCCTCCTCACAATCTTAGGGCATTTGAAAGTACACCTATTCCATCTTGTATGGATGATGAGTACAGAGTATCTGATGATCCTGTACATAACTATCGTAATTATTATAAGTTTGGTAAGGTTAATCTTCATAAGTGGACCAAACGTGATTGTCCTTATTGGTTGATTGAATGAATGCGTAAAATTGTACAAGATGATCTTAGACAAGCATATATGATTGATTTATTTAAATTGCGAGGGGTAGAAGATAGAGAAGGTGTCGATGCATATTATAATGATTATAAGTTTGAATTAAAATCTACATCCAAGGGTTCTGTGTCCACAGCCAGAGACCTTGGATATAATCATTTGGAGAAGTGGGAAAGTCAATATTGGATCATTGGTAATTTTCACAATACAACATCCGGTTTTCAATTTGATAATTTCTATCTTATCACGCCAAACAGAATGATGCCATGGTACGAAAAGATTAAAGAAAAACTTGACAAAGATAAATTATTGTGTGATTATGTAATTAATGTTCTAAAAAAACAACAGATCGATCAACATGTTATTATTAGAACAGAAAAGATAATGAGTGACGGAATACTGTTAAATGATCCTAACATACCCAAGAAATATGTGGAAAAGTATGGTATACTGATCAATTATAATCATGCAGAAACATTGAAAAATATTATGGAAAGTGAACATTAATGGTTAATTGGTATAAAGATGTAGAAAACTTTCATCGGGCATTTGGTCAACGTATTGGCGAGAAACCAGAACTTCCTGACGTATCAGAACGTACACTTCGTATGAAACTTATTACAGAAGAGTTCAATGAACTTTGTGATGCAGAACAAGACAATGATATTGTAGAAATCGCAGATGCTCTTGCTGACATTATCTATATCGCTTTAGGCACTGCTGTTGCATATGGTATTCCTCTCGACACTATTTTTGATGAAGTTCATCGTTCAAATATGGCAAAGTTTGTTGATGGTAAGGTTATTCGACGTGAGGACGGTAAAGTTCAAAAGCCTGAAGGATGGTCTCCACCCGATATCAAGAGTATCCTCGATGCAAAGATTAAGCAAGCCGAATTTATTAGAGATATAATTACATTGTGAGGTATTATGGTAATAAATGATAAAGATGATGGATGTTCGTGTGGAGGAAATAAAATCTGTGAATGTACAGAAAATTTTACTATTGATCTATCTTCTCCAGCAATCAAGTATAAATATGCAGAGGACAAGATTGTAACAGAACTCAAAGCACATCTTGATAAGACTTATTCACAGCATTATAAAACAGAAGAACATAATATCGAATGTTTTGATGCTTGGATTGCGTTAGGTGACTCGACACCAACGTTTAGGAATACCGCTCTAAAGTATCTTTGGAGATATGGTAAAAAGAATGGTAGCAACAAAGAAGATTTGATGAAGGCTCTACATTATGTTTGTATGTGTCTTTATGTAGATCATTACATGGAGAAGTGAAGTGAATGTTTATATTCTATTAGACCGCTCTGGCTCAATGGAGTCAATGTGGAATGAAGCCCTTAGTTCAATCAATGCATATGTTGCAGAACTCCCCGAAAATACCAATGTGCATTTAGCAGTATTTGATACTGATTACAATGTCATTCGCAATACCACAGTCGAAAAGTGGTCACCACTTTCTCGTGAAGATGCATCACCTCGTGGCGGTACTCGTTTGTTCGATTCTGCTGCTCGTATCATGTATCGTGCTATTGATGATAATGCAGACAAGACTGTCATCGTTGTTATGACTGATGGTTATGAGAATGCATCAGTCAATTTTAAACAGACAGATATTAAGAATCTTGCCAAGACTGTAGAACTCAAGAAGTGGGAACTGATATTCCTTGGTGCCAACTTTGATAAGATTGGTGATGTCGCTATCAATAACTTCGGTGTTGGCGCTGGTAAGTTTGCTGATATCAAGGAAGGAAACTTTAAGAATTATATGTCAACCACTTTTTCTGCCGCAACAAAATCATATCATCGTGGAACCGCTGCTATTGATTTAACTGATAATAATATCAATCTTGATGATATGAAAATCAAGCTCAACACAACATCTGTAAAGTAAGGAAATATAATGGGTGGTAAACCAATACATAATTATTTTAATCAAAATTTTATAGGTATTGGTGAAGACCACAACGGCGATTATGCATTTGATTTTTATAAAAAACAACAAACAGATATGTTATTAGATTTTTTAGAAAAAAAAGATAATATAATTTTGTGGTTTGAAGGACCAAATGTTGCAGCTAAATCAAAGTCGTTCAACAATTTTGTTTCAAGCATAAAAAAATTTATTTATAAAAATAAAATAAAAATTATGATTAAAGAAAAAGGTTGGGAAACAGATTTAAAGTTGCCAAAGGATGTAGATTACACTAATATACTTTTAGGTGCGGAACCAGAACAATATATAGAACTTTTGGGACCACAACTAACTGGAAAACAAACTTTAGCAGAAGCAATTGTTAATTCTAAAAACATCAAGGGTTCACAATCTACTGCTATTAGTACTATGCAAGAACTCATAGATTTGCTGAGTGACAACTCAGTGCCTTCTGATGTTTTGGTTGAAATGCAAAAAGAAAATTCTGCCACAAGAGAAACTTTATACAAAATATATGGTGGCGGGTACAATGCAATGAGAGCAAAATATTACGAAGGATCACCGGGTGCATTAACTTCTTCGAAAGTATACCAAAGAGTTAATTCGGTGAATTCAATACGTGACAAACATTTAGCAAGTAAAATGAAAACTGAAGGTGGTATTTTTCTTGCTGGTGATGGTCATATTCAATTTATAAAAAGATATCTTTAAAGGAAAATAAAATGGAAATTAAGGTGCCGATTGAAGAATTACGTAAGAATAAGCTATTTTTAGCTACACCAATGTACGGTGGTATGTGTGCTGGTATGTTTGCACGTTCAGTAGCTGATCTTTCTGCTATGTGTACACATTATGGTATTCCATTGCAAATGTATTTTTTGTTCAATGAATCATTAATCACTCGTGCTCGTAACTATTGTGTTGACGAATTCATGCGTTCTGATGCCACACACATGATGTTCATTGACTCTGACATTGGTTTCAATCCCAATGATGTCATTGCACTCATGGCTCTTTCTCGTGATGATTCACCATATGACATCATTGGTGGACCATATCCCAAGAAGTGTATCTCATGGGAAAAGATTAAGATGGCAGTTGATAAGGGTGTTGCAGACAAGGACCCTAACGTGCTAGAGAAGTTCGTTGGTGACTATGTGTTCAACCCCAAGGGTGGTGCTGGTTCTATTCCTCTCGGTGAGCCTGTTGAGGTTCTTGAAATTGGTACTGGTTTCCTTATGGCACGAAAGAATACTTTCAGTAAGTTTAAGGAAGCATTCCCTCAGTATTCATATAAGCCTGACCATGTTCGTACTGCTCAGTTTGATGGTTCTCGTGAAATCCATCAGTATTTTCAGGCTGAAATCGATCCTGTCTCCAAGCGTTATCTGTCAGAAGACTATTGGTTCTGTCAGAAGGTTCAGGAGATTGGCCTTAAGACTTGGTTCTGTCCTTGGATGCAGATGCAGCACGTTGGCACCTACATCTTCGGTGGGTCTCTAGCAGACCTAGCAAGTATCGGAGCATCAGCAACTGCTGATCCCGGTAATCTCGGCGGCAAGAAGTAATAGTGATACAAATGGTGGTGGTTGTAATGATCACCACCAATTTCTTTTGAAAGGTAATATATAATGAATCTTGAACCTACTACACTTAATATCCTGAAGAATTTCTCTATCATCAATCCTTCTATCTTTATTACCAAGGGTGATGTGATCAAGACTATCTCTGTTGGAAAGACCATTCTAGGCCATGCGAAGGTCCCACAGACGTTTGATCGACAGTTTGCTATCTACGACCTACCAAACTTTTTGTCTGCCCTCTCCATGTTCGACAAGCCTGTTATTGAGTTTGAGAGTGATGCCATTGCGAAGATTTCTTCGGAGGATGACAGTCGTGCAGTAAATTATAATTTCTGTGATCCAGAACTAATTGTCATTCCTCCTGATAAGAATGTTTTGATGGGAACAGTCAATGCACAGTTTGATCTCAAGAGTAAGTCACTATCTGATATTGTCAAGGCAATTGGTATTTTCAATCTTCCTGAGATTGCTATCGTTGGTGATGGTGAGAATATTACTATCCGTGCGGTTGATTCCAAGAAGACAGGATCATCATACTATGATATTGTCGGCAAGTCAGATAAGACATTCAATGTCATCCTTCGTGGTGATAGTGTCAAGCAGATCATGAATGCAGACTATTCAGTTGAGGTTGGCTCTTGTGTACACTTCAAGGGAACTGATATTGAATATTGGTTGACTATTGAGCCTGTCAAGCGTCGATAGTATTTTTATTATAATTATGGAGAAATGTGATGGAAGAATTCCTATGGGTCGAAAAGTATCGGCCTCATACAATTGATGCTACGATTCTATCTGCTGAACTTAAGCAGACATTCAACCAATTTATTAAGCAAGAAAACATTCCCAATCTTATCCTCTCTGGTTCTGCTGGAGTGGGTAAGACTACTGTTGCTCGTGCTATGTTAGAAGAGATTGGCGCTGATTACTATGTTATCAATGGGTCGATGAATGGCAACATTGATACACTTCGTCATGATATTATGTCTTATGCATCATCTCTATCTCTTACTGGTGGCCGTAAGTATGTCATCCTTGATGAGGCAGATTATTTGAATGCCAATTCAACTCAACCTGCATTGCGTAACTTTATGGAAGAGTATTCACATAACTGTGGATTTATTCTAACATGTAATTATGTCAATCGCATCATTGAGCCTCTTCGGTCTAGGTGTTCTGTTATTGATTTTAATATTAGCAATAAGGATATGCCCAAGTTGGCTGTCCAGTTCATGAATCGTATCAAGAACATTCTATCTACTGAGGGCGTAGAGTATGAGCCAGCCGTACTGGCAGAGGTTATCAAGAAGTTCTTCCCTGACTTCCGTCGAACGATTAATGAGCTTCAGCGGTACTCCGCAGTGGGTTCTATCGACACTGGTATTCTGACCAACTTCTCGGTATCTTTGTATGATGATCTAATTGCTTTTATGAAGGACAAGAATTTCACTGAGGTTCGTAAATGGATTGCAGAGAATTCTAATGGTGACATGGATTCATTGTTTGAACATCTGTATGATAAATGTTCTGAGAATTTCAAACCTGCATCCATTCCAGAGCTTGTTCTTATCATTGGCAAGTATCAGTATCAGGGTGCGTTTGTGTCTTCTCATGAGATTAATCTAGCTGCTTGTATGGTTGAGATTATGAAGGAATGTGAATTCAAGTAAGGGATATCAGATGCTTAAGACTACATCATTACCCAAGAAGTCTAAAGCTGATAAGCCCAAGAAGCAGGGGGTCTCTACTGATCCTCTGTTTCAGTATATTAAGGCTGTATCACAGACCAAGGAATATTTACTCAACACTTCTTTATCAGAGAAGGATTATCTACCGTTCATGGTGAACCGTGGTCTTTCTTATTTCCCTGACACTATTATGCTTGTCAATCAGATGAATATAAATTGTCATCTATCCAAGAAGATGCAGCATGATTATTATTATGTTGCGGTTCGTCCTCGTGCTCGTTATTCTAAATGGTTTAAAGCTGACCAAGCTTCTTACACAGATTTTTCTGTAATTAAGGAATACTATAAATACAATGATCAGAAAACTTCAGATGCATTACGCATTCTTTCTGATGATCAAATTAATGATATAAGAAAAAAATTAGAAAAAGGTGGTCAGTATGGATAATCTAAGTTCTTTGATAGAGGTAAAGATTGGTGAACAGGAAGATTTTCTGAAGGTCAAAGAAACCCTCACACGCATTGGTGTAGCATCTCGCAAGGATCACAAGCTATATCAATCATGTCATATTTTACATAAGCAGGGACAATATTATATTGTTCATTTCAAAGAGATGTTTATGTTAGATGGTAAGCCATCCAATTTCTCTGATGAAGATTTGGGTCGCCGTAATAAAATTGCATGTCTTTTGGAGGATTGGGGTCTTTTAAAGATTATTGATCGTGAGTCGATTGAGAATGCTCAGGGACCGATGAGTCAGATCAAGATCATCAATCACAAAGAGAAGTCTGAGTGGGAACTTGTAGCCAAGTATAATATAGGCAAGCGCAAGCAATGAATAATTTGACTATTTCTGATCAAATTTCTTCTGTAAAAAAGAAAATTCAGGAATTAACAAATCAATTAAAACTATTAGAAGATGTAAAAAAAAGAGAGGATCAGCAAGCCTTGTGCGACTCTGATTCCTCTCTTTTAATGTGTGAGCGATGCAAATGTTGGAAAATTAAAAAGGTTATAGGAAATGAAATCTTCTGAAAAACTAGAGAATTTTGTAGCTGCTTTGGATCGCATGATGGAATCGTCAGAGATGATGTTCATGGAAAAATATAATTGTAATTACAGAGAGTACAATACGATCAAGCAACACAAGTATGATCCAGCTAGAGAAGAGTTAATTAAATCGCTCACTGAGTTATTAGACCTTGGTGGATTTAGCAGACCAAGTTGACAGGAGAGTATCGATATTTTGATCGATTCTAGTATTTCTATTTCTTAAATATTCTGCAATGGCCTCTCTGATAATTTCAGAGGGGTCTTTATTTATTGAGTCGGCATAATCGAATAATCTATCTCTAAGTGAGACGGAACATCGAAAGCTTGTGATTCTATTTTCCATACCAATCTTATTGATATAGACGGCGGATGTATCCGGGTGGTTAGCCATTTTTATTATTTCTTTTTTTACTATGAATGAGGGCAGCGAGTTGTCTATCTGCTTTATCATCTGATATTTTATCGACTAGTCTATCACCAATAGTATAGAAGAGCATAGCTGTTTCTTTATCACCAAGACCTTGTACATATAAGTCTTGTGTGACTGCTTGAATAGCACCAAGGATCAACAATACGTTTTTAGGTCCAGACCCATAATCAGATGATTCCATCTCCATGAGATAAGCTTCAATCATTTGATGGATATCAGACCTAACGTTTTTAACAATAAACTTTTGCAATTCATTTTCTGTCATGTGTATTCCTTATTTCTTGATGTATACCATATCAAAGGTTTCCAGTATGTATTTAACCGAACAACCACCGACTCGTATACCATCAGAAAACACAGGGTCCTTAATAATCGTAGCAATATTACCAGAACAATCACCCTTATTTCTATAGATGATCGTACTACCGGGTACTGCCAGTTCTTTATAATTATTAAAATTTAATTCTATCATGGTAGATGCCTTATAGTTAATCCTTCAGTATATATGTTAATAAGTTGTTTCAGACATAATGATATCTCGTACTGTTGTAAGAAGACCAATTATATCATTAAGGAGATCAATCTTCTCCATATCAGACATAGTATCAAATATAGGAGCAAGTGTCACATCACCAGTGATATCATTCTTACTACAGTATAGGGTACCAATGCGTATACCCTTGTGACGTTTCATACCTTGTGTACCATCAAAGCCTTTGGTGTACCTGTCTGCCATGATTTTGCCTCATTTATAAAAAGTTGTATTACAACTATTAGAGATAGTAAACAAATGTTTACGATTATTACAGGTGTAATAAAACAAAAAAAGGAGTGATATTTCTATCACCCCAAGTATTTAACTAATACTTAACCTGCGAGCTTTTCATCTGCCAAGGCACGATAACCAGCAGCAATAACTTCACGAGTGGGAAAAACTAGTGCATACTTGCACTTTACCCTACCCTTGGTATCAATTGCTTCGTAACTTTCAATAGGATAACCATGAACCATACGAAGCCGTGCTACTGCTGACCTAGTAGACTCTGGTGATGCAAAGCCATACCGCTGGATAGCTTGCTTAGTAGTGATATGATTGCCCTCAAGAAGAGCATCAAGAAACTTTTCAGTCTTTGTCATAATATATTACTCCTTTGTCACCATAGTGACCATGTGAACCATTGATACCTTAGTAACCTTGTCAACCTTCGGTACCTTACTGACCTTAGTGACCCTCTGACCTTCACTGTATTCATACCTTACGCTATACCCATTAGCATGTCAACAGTTATTTTCAGAGGATCACCATATTAATTACTAATATGTAATCAATAATCATTACTCTATCATACAGTACACACGATGTCAACAATATTTTTCTGTGGATAACTAAAAATAACACTTGACAGCATTTTTACACTGTGTATAATAGAGGTAACAGCATAATGTACACAGTCATTACTACTGTTATTAGAGTATCACATACATTATTCACTGTCAATAGAGAATGTACATGGTCCTAATTAATTATTCTTGTTTTTGCCTTTGTAAGTTATTGATATCATTGTACAAAAAATAGCATATTTTCGATATTATGTCAATCAGGTAGGGTGATTAGGGTACGATAAAAATAAAATGTGATTCATATTACGAAATTCACATCATATCATTGAAATCATTGGCATTTCTCCTTTGCAAATTCATCATAGACACAGTGATGCACACTGTCAACAGAAAAATGCTTGATCACGAATTATTACAAAATATTACTGTGGTATTTTTGTCACTGTGACATTTTTGCAACTGTGGTATTTTTATCACTGTGGTATTTTTGCAACAGTTGCATTTCCGCAACACTGTGACAAATATGTCACTGTTGCAGATTTATCACAGACAGATATATGCCGAATCACCAGAATATCAAAAAAAACAGGGCATGTCAACCCACAAAATAAAAATAATTTATCTGTGGATTCACGTTTTGTTCTATTGACAGATCGCATTCAAAATGCTATAATTAAAGTAGCATCAAAATAATAAAAAAAAGATTGGAATTCACCAACACTCCCAGCTACCCGCTATCCCCGGACTTCATAAGAAGTATAGCATACTGGTTGAGCAGGTCAAGCACAAAATAAATTATTTTTATAAAAAAAACGATTGACAGGGCCGTCGATTGCTTTATATTAGGGTCATAGGCAAAACGGAGAGAGCAAATGTCTAACAGTGATCTGCGGACTTTGATTGATGAATTCGCCAGCGATATGACCACAAAGCAGGGCTATGCATATTCTGCTGGATTCCTTAGCTCTATGATTGGTTCTATCCTCTCAGGGTTCTATGGTTCCACTCTAGAGGAAATCAAGCAGGAAATCACGAAAATGACACATGAACATTTTCGAAAACATTATCGAAATAATGGTTGACTGCATCTGCTGACGTGGTAATATGAATCATAGACAACGGAGCAAGCAAATGTCTTCATCCATTTCCTTCACGCAAAACGGTGGCGCATCTTATACTGGTGCAGAGGCAGTCGATGTGTTTCGTATCAAATGCATCGTACAGGGTCTAAAAGCCGCCAAGATTGGCATGATGCTGACTCGTGGTGCTACCCCAGCCAAAATGCTGGCAATGGCGTCCAGCTATACCGGCATCAAGTATAAGCGTGGTGCGTATGATTTGGCAATTGCTGATTTGATTGAATTGGCAATTCCTCGTGAACAGGCACTTATGAAGTAAAAATAAAATGGGGTCAATCAAAAATAATGGTTGACCCCATCGCTCAATATGCTATTATCTCAATATGAAAGCGAACAGGCAATAGCCGACTCGTTATATCCTATAGGATGGGGAAATCCGTCTAAAAAAATATCAAAAGAACGGATTTCCGTGGGTCCACCGCTCTCCCAGTTCAGGGGCGTCATCAATACAATACCACATCTGTCGAGCAGGTCAAGCACAAAATAAATTATTTTTATAAAAATAATGCTTGCAATGGTTTGTTCGATGGTCTATATTCTGTTCATAGGCAACGGAGCAAGCACATGGCAAATGGTGGCGGTTCTACTATCACGATCAAGAAACTGATCTGGTCTAAGGCATTCAATAGGGGCTTCAAGGAAGTCCGTGAAGGCATTCCGCTGAATTATGATGCATATGGTATTGATGAATCATCACAGTGGAACTATGAGCGTGGTAGACAGTTTGCACTGGAATATGAGGGCAAACTAAAGTATGGTAAAGAAGTAAACGTATCGGCAATATATAGGTTTGCTGATTCATGGCAATCTAGAGCTATTATTTGATTGTCATACTTCTATTATACCACAACAAAAAATCATGTCAACAACAAAATAATAAAAATAGTTGTTGACATGGTACTCTGATATGGTAATATGAATCGTAGACAACGGAGCAAGCACATGGCCAAATACATCAAAGCGATTGACGTGTGGGATTATTCTGATGCTATCATGTCGGGGCAGATCAAGCTTCAGACAGGACAGTGGGTTAAGCTAGGTAAAGACAATAAGAAACTGTCACGATTCCATCATGCGAATCGGTTTCATATCACTGCGTTTCATTATCCGAATCATATCAAGCAGTTTAATGAATACGCAAAAACCCAACAAAAAGAAAAAATTATCACAGCAATGCAAAAACTGCTTGCATCCATCCAAGAATATGATAATATGAAGCATAGGAAAAACGGAGCAAGCACATGACAAACGAATGGGGCCGTTATACTCTCACAGTTTCCAAGGATGGTGAAGTCATCATCATCAAGGAATACACTGGTATGTCTGGCACTGCTATGATGGATGAGGCATATAGCTATCGTCTGGAATATCCTGCCTCTGATGGTTACTCTGTGGATTGGTGAGGGAGAATCATAATGCGTTACATTATCGAAGTCAAGGACGGAAATCGTATCATCGAGCGCATCAAGTTCAAGTCTCGTGAAGATGCGCTCGATGCATATGATGAAATAGAACAGAAATATTCTCGACGTGGATATAATATCAATTTTATCGGTTGACATGCATTCTATCTGTGGTAATATGAATCATAGACAACGGAGCAACACAATGCATACCACTCTTGAAGATGCTATCGAATTGGTTCTGGCTCTCGCTCGCCAGAATATTGATCTAACAGATTCATTTGATCCTACACTAGAGAAGTGTAAGGATGCTTGTGATGTTCTGGAAGATTTTATGACAAAGTATCTCTATGAAGATGCTGCTGCTGAACATGAATATAATCAGCAGTTTATGACATAATAGGTCAACCTTACTGACCTATAACACCTTGGTTGCCTTGGTTACCCTCTTAACCTTGGCAACCTTGGTGACCCTCTACACCTTGTTAACCTTAACACCTTACCTGACCCATGACAAAATAACTATTGACATGGCTCTATAATGTGTTAATATATAATAGTTAAATGAAACGGAGAAATGTAATGGGAACTCGTGCTGTTTTCACGTTCCAAGACGAACGTGAATCATATTCTGTATATAAGCATTGGGATGGATATGAAGAAGGAGCATGTGTTTTTATTGTGAATGCAATCCCATATTCATGGGGAATGCATCGATATGAAGCATGTGATTTTGCTGCTGCATTTGTTGCAGCTAATAAGAAAGCCGGTGGTGATGTTTATTTCTCTAAGGGACATCAAGATCATGGTGATCTAGAATATTTCTATGAACTCATGAAAGCACCGAA